CAAACACCACCATGAATCAAAGGCGGGGGGGCGAACTTTGGTCGATAGGCCATATATATATAAAACACTTACCCCGTCACAAAATATTCTAAATTTTCCATATATATGGACTTTTCTCAATAAGCTATCTTTACTGAGAATAAACATTTTTACTACTCTATAGATTAACTTACCCCCTCTAAAAATTTTTCAAATTTTGACTATAGGTATGCTTTTCTCATTTAAATACTTTTACTGAGAATATACTTATTTATAAATTCCTTTTCCTATTTATCCTTATCTAAAAAATATACATACCACAATCTACATCTTTATGGCGAACATATATTCGACCGATAAATCGGCCAAAAAAAATAAGAGCCCCTTTAAGGACTCTTACTTATAACTAAGAAAGGTTGTTATAAAATCTTTCTTAACGAATGTTTTAAATTCGTTGAACGTACGTTCTTCATTCTTCGCGCCGATAAATGTATCGGCTAATCGTTTTGCTTGTTCTTTAAATAATAATGTTTGTATCTCGCCGCGTAATGTATGAATATGATGATCGAAATATAAATAATCTTTAATCGACAAAAATTTAAGTACGATAATAAAGATATATTTCTTACGTATGTCTCTATTAGTTAGATTAACATGATCATATAGATAATTTCCTATAATATTATATTTAATGATATCTTTAATCCTAGCTCGGGATAACTTACGATTCATATAATCGAATGACGAATAATACATGTCGACGATATAATCGACATAAACATCGATTGATTTCGTTTTCATAAAAAATCCTCCATATGAAAATACTATATATTATTAGTATATCATATGAAGGATTAAAATCAAAGGTTGAATACGCTTATGTCGTCGCCATTTGCAGTAAGACCACGCATATATAAAGTATTACCTTCGACAAAGAAAGATTTTACTTCTTGTATGCCTTGATACCCAGCAATAACGTCAGCTGCTATGCCTTTTATTAAGATGGCAAAACAATTTGTCGTATAATTATACCAACCATCATCATTATCAGATGCTCGTTGTCCAATAGAAGAATAAATGATAATTTGATCCCAATTTGCCGGAAGATCGCAAACTTTAAATTTTGGCTTAGATCTGGATCCTCTATTATTCCTAACAGTAACACGACCGCTCCAAATTTTATTAGCAGAAATCTTAGCGAATGTAGTAAAGCTGCCACCTTTAGGCATATTACTTACTTTATTATTTAACGCTTCGATTTCTTCCTGAAGGGCAAATTGTTTAACTTCTTTTGTCGTAGAATTATACCAACCTGGACGACTAACACAGCACAAGTTAGTTTCGTAAGTATTGCCGTCGTAATCACCTAAGTCGAGATGGGCTTTACCTTGCGCGATTTCTTCAAGAGTAGAGCCGGAACCGATACGATGATATTTGCCAGTGCCTGGTCCTGTCTCCATAAGAATCGGATTACTATAAGCAAATTTAAGAGGACCAGTAATAGTGTCACCATTTTTATTTAACTTAGCATCGAGTTCGTTAGCAAGGCTTGCCGATAGTTTTTCTTTCGTAACAGAATGATCTCTAAGCTTACGAGTCGTAACACTAGCATCAGGATGATCCAGCTCCTCTAAAGTACGATGTTTAGATAATTCTGTTTTGAAATCGTTAAGCTTTTTAACAGCTTCGCTACCGTTCGCATCTAACGAAGATTTTAATTCATTCTTTAAATTATTTAACAGCGAGTCGATCTGATCTTTTAAATAATATTTAGTGATAAGATCGCCCAATAAACCGTCGACTTGATCTTTCGTATAATAATTCTTTAATAGCTGAGTTTTAGTCGGAAATAACTTATATAATAAGAAAGCACTTAATGCTTTATCTTCGTCGAAATTAGATTCGCCGTCGGTAAATTCGTCGGACGATATTATTTCTTTTTTGTCGACATGCTGTACTCTGTCTTTCAATCGATTAAGCATCTCGGCACGTTTAGGCTCGCTTTCGCGGACGCTAAACTCATAATCGTATATATTAGTTTCTGGCATATGAATATGTCCTTTCGTAGATTTAAAATATATACTACTATATTACAGAAAAAATCCCCGCACTAAGTACGGGGATATATCTTTATTATAAATGATCGTTAGGTTGTAACGAGATGATACGCCAAGATCCAGGGCCTTCAGTAGACTCTGCAACATAAAGCGTATCATTAACTATTATCATTTGACCAGCAAACGCCGGAGCTTGTGTAGCATCGGTTGCCATAAGTTTGTCGATGCGAACATAATCTTTTAATTTATCCCCGACATCAGCAGCATTAACGACCCATTTAGTACCGTTCCAAAATACTGGCATATCGAGTGTCGTATCGAAATACTGTTGACCGACAACTAAGTGTTCAGTCGGACGATTTTCTGTCGAGCCAGAATGAATAATCGGAATCGTTTCGTACGTCATCATACCCATAGTATTAACAGGTTTATTTGGCATGAAATAGATTTCCATACTTAAATCGGCTAATGAAGTAATAACGTCAGCTTTATAAGGTTCAGGAATTTCGCATTTCATAGTCTTAGCATCGGTATTTATTTCAATAACCTTAAAGCCACCTTTGCCTAATACGTTCATCATACTACCGACTGTAATTGGCGTATCTTTTAACGTACCGTTATCCCATACCGGGAATTTATTAAAACCAAAAGTCATTGTTCTATCACCATGATTCGTAACAGAAATAGGCTTATCCGCTGCCGCTAAATACTCGGTTTTAGTCGTATATCTATAAGTCGATACATAGCCAAAGTGACCAGAATGATTTGGCTTAGATTCTAAATATACATCGCCGGCAACGCCAGCAGTATAATTACTATAATCATGATCTTTAGCGTCTTTATAAGGAACGCCATTAGAACCAAAGAAAATAGCCGAGCCTTCACCATCGGCTAATTCATCTCGACTACTAATATTTTGCTCATGAATAGTTCTATCGTAACCCAAATAAATTCTTGTCTTAGCATCATTTTCTGCTTTGACTTCATATTTTCTATTAAGGAAACCTCTCGAGCTATATTCATCGGTAGAACCTATATTGTTAAATAAAGTTAATGCAGGATACTCGGTAACGCCATTCGGAGAGATAGATAATTCTGGAGAATTGATCCAAGAGAATTTAGTACCTTTTTGTATCCAGTAGTCGAAGTTTTCTTGGAATTTATCAAATTTAAGATCACTTACTTTAACTTCGATCTTGGCATTTTCTGGTGATATTAAATAGATAAATGCCGAAGGTTTTTCTTCTACAAGTACATGGTCGGCATTTTCATCAAGAGTAATATCTAACGTAACATTACTAATTTCTGCTCTTGGTCCAACGTTAATATACAATGGATTCTGATTAAGAGCCCATCTGCCAGTCAATTTAAGGTTGGATATTTTATTAGCGTAGAAATTAGCCATATTACCATTATTTAAATCGACAGTATCGTCAAAATGGAAAGTAACAGTTTCATAATCAGCGTATGTATACGAAGATATACAGAAAGTACAGTTATTAGAAACAATATTACTTATGCTATTATTTACACCGCCATCATGCTCTAAATATATAGCATACATACCATAATTAGTTTTGATGTTATCGATCGTTAAATTATTACATCTAGCAGCTAAATCGATATTATTACCAGCACAATCTTTAGTATTAGTCATCCGAAGATTTGATAATTTTAAATTAATAAATAACAAATCATTAAAATCAGTAGCATTACTAATAAATTTAAAACTGCTACCTTCAACGTCTTGATCTTTAACTTTAAAAATAAAACCATCGATTGTCGTATTATAAACATTTACTACTGTTTCATCTTGATTTTCTAAAGCATTACGAGTCAATACAAATCCGATATCGCCTTGAGATGCGTCGGTATGATCACATAGAATAGTAGCTCCATAAGTATTTTCAGACCTAACGACTAAAGAACGACTCATTTTTTCTGGGCAGAAAATCTTTACGACGTTTTCGATCTTGTAAGTACCGTCAGGGAAAATAACTTCTTCGTATTTTTCCGTATTGGCCTTAACGAAAATTTCGTTTAACTTAGATGTTACATCAGTAGCACCGGTATTATCGACACCTTCCGTAACGACATTAAGAGATTTTTTAGAACCGACTAAACTTTGAACATCGGCTTTTTTAACAAAGAGCTCATCGGTCTTAGTTTTATTATAAATTGCTTTATCGTAATGATAAGTCGTAAGTACTGTATAAGAATTAGTGCCGTTATAATGCTTTAATTCTTTACCTAAGATAGTCGTAAGGTTACGTTTGTCGCCGACTTCTAAGTTGTTATTAGCATTAATTTTAGCCATAACATAATTAGTAGATTTATCGACAGATTGACCGTGATAACCGACTTGGTTACCGACTACGATACCGTTATTTAAAAAATCGTTATTAATATTATTATAATAACTTCTTACGAAGTTATATTTATAGATACGAATATAATCGTGACTATTAGCCGCCATATAGATAGCACTATCGACTAACGCAAAGTCTTCGATTTCAGCCTTCGGTTCGAACTCCAGCTCACGTACGATAGTAGCCGTATTATCGCTAATTTCGACTTCTACGATACGTCTCATTAAGCTGAATATAATTTTATTGCCGATGAATAAAGCGCCGTTAGAGTCGTTATTTTTCTCGTTCACGGTAACGATATATTCTTTACCGTTGGTTAAATTACTGTCGGCATAAATACGAATTTTTCGAGTATTGTTATCGGCTCCAGGAAGAATACTTGCATACTGACCGGTAACAGGATTATACGCTACATTATAAAAGTTATCGGTATAATCTTTATATTCGCCAGGAGTTAAATCGTCCCCTACGGTATAAATACGATTACCGTTAGCGGCACCGTTAGTAGCTCGTAATTTACCGTCGAAGAATAAAGTATTGCAATGGCCAAGTTTATCGGCACCAGTATTCTCAGTACTTCGTACCACCGAAAAATCTTTATTTAACTCATATAAGATTTGTGTAGAACTATCAGCATTAATACAAGCTACGATAAACTTTTCTGTTTGAGGATTATACGTAAAGCCCTGGCACTGATTTACTTTTTCTTTGTCGAAAGGAACTTCGGCCACGAGAGCGATATTCTCAGCATATTGCATAACCGGTTTTTGGTTCTTTTTAAGAATAGAACTTAAACCTTGTGCAATTTCAGAAATAATAGACATAGTGTCTCCTTATTACAAATAATTAATCCCGTTCATCTTAGCGATTTCACGAGCACGGTTACGAATCCAGTTACCGCCAGCAGTATGTAAACCATCTTCAGTACGAGTATGACATTCTGGAACGAGTATATCAAGATCCCAACGTTCTGCCGGATAGTCGTATAAGTCTTGACGTGCCAAACAGCGTTCACCGTGAGTAAATACTTGGCTTAACGGTAAGCTCCAAGATACGCAACATAAATAAACTACAGTTGCCATTGCTTCGAGTTGTAATGCATTAACGGGCTCTGGACCAGGCATATAAGTAGAATAACCAGTGAAACCGTCACCATTTAATTCAGAACCATAATTAGAGCAAGCCGAAATGCCGAGGTTATTAGTGTTTTCACGATAACAGTGACTAGCGCGATTATCTAAATCTTGCATTACATGTACGTTACCAGATCCATCGATACACATATGATAATCATCGAACAACTGGTCGTAATGACCAGCTGTCCAATGAAGAGTAATCATAGTATTCGAAGAACCTTGTTGTTGAATAGTCGGATATACGTTTTTAATAACGTTATCGCGGACTTGTTTTAATTGTTCTTCGTATGTCATATTATTGTCTACCCCATGGATCATGTTGATATAAACCTAATATAATATTCCATGTTTCTTGAGAAACGCTGAATTGAACTTCGTCGTTTCTATGCTCCATCGGAATATCTTCACTAATAAAAGATCCATCAGCTTGTTTAGTCATAGAATAAACTTCTTGATTGTAACAAGCAACTAATGGATTCTCGTTAAATTTATTTCCGGTGTCAGCAATCTTAACTTTAAATGTATTATTTGCAGCATTTTCTTCGTAGGTTACATTATCACGAATATAATTGAAGTCCATGCTTACAATGTCAAGATCGACAGTCGACCAATCTTCTTCGGGATTTAATGCCAACTGAAGAAAAGTTTGTTCTAATTGACTATCACCAAAGAATCTTTCTTCTTCTGGTCGAATAAAACAGTTATTATGTCTAAACATAAAATCAATAGAACGATACATAATAGGATGAATCATAGATTTTAATTTAGATAAAATAAAGTTAGAATGTTCTAATCCCATATCGATATCGAATATTTTTTGATATGGTTCGCCAGAATATAAAACATATTTAATATGTTTAGAGGTCGTTAAATCTTTTTTAAGATCGGTAAGATTACTTTCGCCTCCATTTAGGTTAAGCAATAAATTTCTAATGTCGTCGAAGCCTAACTGCGTATAATTTTTATTATAAGGTAAATTAGTTTGATTAGTAAAATCAATAACTAACGGCATAGATTTAACATCGTCGATATTAAATTCTTTACTATAAACACCGTCAGCAGTTTTATCGATAGTTTGACTAAATACAGAAAATTCTGGATTAAGACCTTTAATATATACTGTTTCTTTTTTCTTATTAGTAACAGAGTTGTCTTTTACTGTTGCGATAACCTTACCAGTGTTATCGTTATAGGCAAAAGTCGGACTAAATTGGTTACCAAATAAGAAATTAGCATTTGCAATTAAAGAAGTATCTGCAATTTCAGAAAGATCGATTTGGCCGATATTTTGATTTTTAGTATTTTCAAAATGAACTCTATTGTTATCGCTAAATGGAAGTTTATTTAAATTTTTAATTGCGTTCCAATCAACAATAATTTTAGCTACTTCACCTTTCTTAATAGTATATTCTTTATTGAGCACAGAAAACTTAATTGTCGTTTTCATATGATTAATAACTTCGAATCTATTTTTAGATTGATTCCAGAAAACATCGACATTAAGTTTTTCGACAGGAACATTGAATTTTTCAATTACGCCAATATTAGGTTCTGTCTTACTATGATTAGTATATAAGAACATACAAGGAGAATATTCGTTAATAATTTCTTGAGGAGTTTTTGTAGCAGTATAATTTGCCGGTTTTGTTTCGCTATATGCAAAATTTACAATCGCTAAGAAATCGTCGTCTTCTTCTCCGGTTCTAGTTAAAATAGGAACGGTAAGATTATTAATCTCACCGTCTTTGTTAAATTGAGAAGCAACACCATTCACTTCGACATAAGATTTAAATGGACCAGATAAGGAAACTACATAATTAGTCCCTTGTTTTTCTAAAGATACAATACCGATTTTATATGGATCAGTAATATCGCTATTTACCAATTCTTTTAAGTAAACATCGACTTCGGAAGAAAATGGAGCATCTTTAGAATCGAGAACACCTTTAAATACTTCTTTAAAGATTAATTTTTTGACTCCGTCGATATACTCAGAAATTTCTTGAATTTGATTATTTTCAGACATATTGAATTATCCTTTTAATTATCTATTATAAATGATCATAATATTCTGTCGAGATCAAGATACCAGATGCTTCAAGTGCATCACGTTCGTTAAATAAATATTCTGCTAAACCTAAATCTCTTTCTACGTTGTTTTGTGTATTTGTGTTATAGTTTATAAGAACGTGACAATTTCCATCTTTTTTATAAGCTTTAATAGAATTAATACTTTTTATTCCTGAGCTAAAATTAAATGTTCTCGACGTTCTTGAATATTTATCGCCACATAAAGTGAAAGTTAAATTATCTATATTCTTTGGCAAATTATCAGATGAAAGAAGATCGACAGCTCCAGATGCTTCTGTATCAGAAATAGTTTTATATATATTATCGACAGTATATAAATCTCGATTAAGATCTGTACGGTATCCATATTCATTCTTTGCTAAGCTACAAGATTTCCCATTAAAGTTAAATGCCTTAAGCTCTTCAAAAGAATAATCATAATAAAAAGCAGATTGATTGGTAAGAATACGAATGCAATTTTGATTTAAAATATTATGACTATTAGGATTTTCGATTTCTTTTTTCCAAGGATAATTAAAGTTATTTTTAATCTTTAATTTTATTTCTGTCGTATCTGGTTTTATTTTTGATAAAAGATCGACAGTAATCTTAGAGCTAAATTTTTTAGAATTTTGTCCAACCGGAATTATTTCTGTTTCGCCTAAATATTCTATTTCTAATGGTTCATGATAGTTGTTTACGATGTAATTTAAATAATTAACATCTTCACTAAATAATTTTTCATAAAGGAAATACTGTTCATAAAAAACTGATGGGAGATCTGTTTTTGAATGATCCATTGCAAAAGGAATTTGTGCATTTGTTTTTAAATCAATATTGTCTTTAAACTTACCTTCATAATCAAAAGAAATAGGAATATCTGTTACAAGTTCATTAAATTTTTCAGCAACTCTTGTAGCTTCATTAATGGTTGCTTCGCCATTTTCATTTGTCGTAAATTTAAACCCTTTTATATTATATTTTGTATTAGAAAAAAGACCAGTAATCTTTAACTTGCTTATATCATTTGGAATAGATACGAATGGCATGCTCGGGAAAAATCTACTAAACATATTGCTAGCGAACAAATAACCGACTTCGACATGATTAATATCAGTATTAGTTTTATTCACAGAAAGAATATCGATACATTTTTTTAAGTATTCACTATCTTCAGGTTTTTGATATGACGTTTGCAATTTCTTATTTTTAGGAACCCATAAAAATTTAACATACGGGAATGGATTTTCTTCGTCGATACTAGACTCAATAGTAATAATACTATCTTCTGGAACATTATGAGGAACATCGTTTATTTCTAAATAACTAAAAGGTTGAGCACTAATATCAAAAATATATTTATTTTCTTTTTGAGTAACATTGTTAATTCTCAATGGAGCAATACTCGTATATCCTTGAAGCACTCTTTTTAGATAATATACGATTTCTTCTGAAAATGGAGCATTATTTTCTTTTAATGCTTTTTCTATTAAAGAAACAGCTGTATAAGGTTTATAAGCCGTAATCTCGTTAGCTATATCTTGTATTTTATTATCAGGCATTTATATCTCCTTAACCGATACGTTTCCACATATTAACGACAATATATGGTGGCATGTTATTATGCGGTTGATTTTTACCGGATGGTAACATATTTATATTTAAATTGATAGTATGATTATGAGAAGCATCAATAACATAATTTCGTCCTGATGAAGAATTTCCACCATCCTTAGCATGAATTCCATATTCACTTTCTTTTGAAACTATTCCAAAACCATCTCTATATGGAACATCTGTTATGTCTCCATTTGGTCTAATAGATGAAGAAAATTTGCCAACTAATTTTGCTGTACTTGTAGTATTACCATTAATATTATTAACATCATGACTATGAGAAGCTAATTCATCTTCCGTTAAACGATGTTCTTTTTCGCCACCGACTTGCCCGAGATTAAAACCGTCACCACTATTAACAAGCATACGACCAGAAGGCATACGTTCCCAGCTACCGCCAAAGATAGCAGAAGGTTCGACATTGTTAACGTTCATATAAATAGAACCAACAGGATATAATTGACCAGCTAATCGATTAAGCTGATCGAGCGCTGAACTTAATTTTTTATTTAACTGTCCTACAGTTACAGCATCGTTTAATTCAACACCGTCTGCCACATTACTAATAACACGTTTAGTCTCACCATTGCCAACAGATACCTGATTGGCTTGCGTAGCAACAGAATCCGCGCCTAATGCAATACTGTTTTCACCAGTTGCTGAAGCATTAACGCCAACGGAAGTACCACGGCCCAAAATAGAATTACCGATAGACATTGCTTTATCTCTGAGCTTGTACGCAATTGTCGTAGCGATTTTTGTGCGACCACCTTCAGCAGATATAGAAATATTATCGCCAGCAAGAAGCCCGTTAATACCTGTTCTTTCATCGATCTCCTCTTTAGTATACGTTTCGTCACGACCCATAAATAATTTAGCCGTTTGTGTCTTCGTATAATATGGAGTTAAATCGACATTGGCATTAATTTCGTTATCGCTGCTAATCATAATCGAGTTACCAGCTTTTAATTTATCTTGTTTCGATTCTTTTAAATTTTGAATATCTTCAAAATTCTGAATCATTTCGTCAGGTTCTTGAATATATACCTGATCATCTTTATATTTATTATCAGCTTTCGCCTTTTTTAATTGCAATGCTTTTAAGACATTGACTTTTAAAGATTCAACTTTTAATTTATTCACTTGATTAATCCTTCCCTTGTTAATTACTTAACAAGTCTAAATAGATTAATTCGATTAGCAAGCATAGATCGCAACGGATATTTACGATTTTTTATACCTGCAAATTTATATCCTAAATATATACTTTTCTTAAAGTATCGACACCATTGTCGATCATCTTTAAGACAGAATATATTTTGTTTGATATCGATCGCAAAGAAAAAATCTTTTTGATCGACGATTATCTTTACGTCGTTATAACGTACATATTTACCGAAAATATAATAAGCAAATCCGTATCCGCAATTACGATATAACCAAGCACATCGACATATATATCGTTGGAATTTTTCTTTTAACGTAAAATTCTCGTCGATAAGATCGACATATCCAGGTATTATATAGCCATCGCCTTTATTCTCGTAATGATATAAATAATGTTTATTAAAATCATAACGAGCAAACTTTGGCACATTGCCTTCATATATCATCCAAGCAATATCAAGACAATTGTCATAGGTTTGCCATAGCTTAAATATTTTAGGCAAATTACCATATTTATCTGCAAATAATACGACGAACCAGTTTGTTAAATAGCATAGTACCATGCAGAGCATATTAGCTCCGCATAGTACTAACCATTTAATATAATATTTACTCGGCATCATTCTTTTCCTTATATGTTCCGACTTCACTATTATATTTACTATTTATAAATTTATTAGCAATTTGTGTCGCAGCAGAACCGCCACCAGTTAAATTAGCTAACGTATCATAGTGTTGCCAATTATGTCCTGTAATTACTAAGTATAACGTAACACCGACCAATAACAATAATAACGTAAAAGAAATGACGCGTGTATAGCTAAGTCCTTCGTTTTCAAATAGCATCATTTTAAATATTTTACTCATTTTATTTCTTACCTTTTTTCTCATGTAATTTAAACTTTACGACATTTAAGTCGACATCGGTAATGCGATCGATTACATCTTTCGGAAGACTATTAATAATTTCGTTATTATAACGAATTAATTTCATGTTTTCCTTAAAACTAAATAACTCGGTTAATACTATATAACCGTAACATATCCATGCAATAATATCGAATACGTCCTGAAAATATAGCATATGGATAGTCGACGGAATTACGATTGCATCTAATAAAAATGCGAAAATACTTAAAACACTATATTCGAATAATTTGAAGAGAAAGCCGCGATAAAATACGCGGCTTGATTTTTGCTGTCCCCAGCCTCCCCAAAATACATCGATAATAGTTCTATAATGCCATAAAGGTTTTTTTGAAAAAGTAAGAGCGAACAATCTTAACAATGTATCGATTATTAGCATAAAAAATATGATCGTATACATAGTTAAGAAAGTTTCGACTGCTTGAGGAGCAATATTATATAACAATGCTAATGCATTTATTAATGTCATTGTTCTCCCCTATATAATAAAAACTATTCACCTTTTAATGCTTTAATTGCATTGAGAATAGGTTGCAAGTCAGCTTGAGTGATAAAGCCTTTTTCTTTTAACTTAGTTTCAATATCTTCAAGTTTTAAATATTCGAGCTCTGCTTGATTTTTGTATTCATTTAATTCAGCTTTAGTTGTGAGCGTAGAAAAATCTGGTAAATCAGCTTTTCTAGCATATGTAGATTGAATATTATTACTTGCAGAATTAGCATAAGTATCTATTTTTTCTTCTACGTCGTCAATTGTAGCTAGTCTTTCAGTAGTTTTCAATCTTGCGATTTTATCTTCCAACGCTTCTTTGGCTTCATTAACTTTACCTTCAGCAGCTGTAAGAGTTTGGTTAGCAAGTTGAATTACAGAATCTTGAGTAGCTAATTCATTTTTAAGTGCAGCTTTAGCATTGTCGATATCATCAGAAGTTGCATAATGTTTGCCAGTAAGAATTTCATTTAATTTAGTTTTTTGATCTTCAGTGAAATCTGTAGGAGCAGCTTTGCCTTCTAATGCAGTTACACGAGTATCGATAGCTGGAACAGTAGTATCTTTTAAAGTATTGATACTAGCTCTTAATTGGCCGATGTTAATATCCATGCTTGCACTATAGCTACCAAGATCTGCATTTGTAGCATAGTTCTTATCACGAAGAATAGATTCTACTACACCTTTTTGATCTTCAGTTAAAGTATCTTTTGGACCATACTTAGCATCGGATTCAGCTTTCTTAGCATAAGGAGTTAAGTCAACAGAAGCACCAGTACCAGTAGCTGTCAAAGTTTTTGTATCGGCATCATAAGATAAACCATTACCGAAAGTAAGAGCATCTTGTTTAGCCGTAACAGCAGCACTCGTAGCGATTGCATCTTCGATATTTTCAGTCGTTACATATTGACCTTTAGGAGCATAGTAACCATCGGCAGTTTCTTTATCGAGATAACCTTTACCTACAATAGCTGTATTAATAGCATTTGCAAAAGTCGGAGTAGTTGCTAATGTATCGAGTTCGCTATGTAATACGTAATCGCCTTTAGTTTGATATAGGCTAGTCGCAGCATTTACATCAAGTTTATTAGCAATAGCCGTATTAACTTCGTCGATTTTAACTTTATTTTTACCGATTTGATCGTCGACATATTCAATAGTCGCATAATTGCCTACACCTTGATATAAACGATCGGATTCATTCTTAGTGATGTAACCATCTTTAAGAGTATTAGTTAAATCTTCACGAGTTAAGTAATTACCTTTAACTTGGAAAATGCCTTTAAGAGTTTCAAGGTTAGTCGCTAATTTAGCATCGATAGCAGTATCAGTTTCGTCAGCTGTCATCATGTCGTCTTTAATACGAGCAATTTCAGTACCGTATACGTCACGAGTCCAAGCAGCAAAATCGACTTTAGTTTGATAAGCAGCAGCAGCTTCTTCAGACTTATCATTAATAGCTTTTTCTAATGCAGTCTTAGCAGCAGCTAATGCATTCTCTTGTGCTGTAATAGCTGTATTAAGAGTTTGTTTTGCATCTTCGAAATCAGTAGTTGCTACTTTACCAGCTACTTCATCTTTTGTAGCTTTATTAGCCAATTCAGCAAGAATAGATTCAACAGAAGATTTATTGTCGTTAACACCAGATTGGATATTAGCGATAGTTTGAACGGCATCTTTAAGAGCGCCTAATTTATTGTCGACAATACCTTCGACTTGAGTTTGAGTCAAACCACTACCACCAGCAGCAATAGTTGCATTATCTAATTGTTGTTTTGTCGCAAATGTATCGTCGGCATATTTTTTAAGTTCGGTAGCTTTCGCACCGATTTCAGTCGTTACATCAGCTTTCTTAGCATATACATCTGCATCATTCTTCGATACGTATACATCGCCAAGACCGGCAACGGCAGCAGAAATATCTTCTGTTACTTTAGCAGTTTTAGCATATGTATCAAGATCGGCAGCATGAACCAAGGTATCTTTATCGAGACCGTTAATCAAAGCTTCATTAGCATTAGCTTTAGTTTTAACTTCTTCTAAGGCAGCAGCTGTTGCATATTCGCCCTTAGGTTGATAATCACGATCAGCAGCTTCTTTAGTTACATATTCGCCTTTTTCTTGATAACCAGTAAGTTTAGCTGTAAGCTTAGTATCAATTAAATTAGGAACAGTAGCTGTTTCTAATGTATTTAATTTTGTATCGAGTTCAGTTGCTTTAGCTTCGAATACAGCTTTGTCAGCTTTATCAGCAAGAGCACTTACATCGGCTTTAGCTAACAAATCAGAAGCATTTTTATCAGCTTTAGCTTGAACTGCGGTCAATGCACTTACGTCAGCTTTGTCAGCAAGTTTTTCGTTAAGTTTAGTTTCGCCTACGAATTTTTCTCGAGCTACAATAGCATCGACAACTTCTTGAATTTTATCGGCTACAGCTTGTGCGTCAAGACCGCCGCCAGCACCACCGTTAAGAGCAAGGTCGTTAACTTTAGTCGTTAATTTACCAAGATCTTCGATAGCTTTTTCGACTTTAGTTTTAGCTTCTTCAAGACCTGCAGCATTTTCAGTTGCTTTAGCTTTAGCTTGTTGAGCAGTCGTATTTACTTCACGAACAGCAGCATCGGCAACAGCTTTAGCAGCTTCGATATCTTCGGCTACTTGTATTTTGTCAGCTTTATCTTTAAGTTTAGATGTAACGTCATTTTTCTCTGCATATTCTTCAAGAGAAGCTACGTCAGCTTTTGTTGCCAATTTTTCGTTAACTTCGTCTTTAGTGAATACTTTATTTAACTTATCGAGTACAGTAGTCAAATCAGCTTGACCAGCTAATTGTTGAGCCAAATCTTTTAAGGATTGAAGAGTAGTAGGGTCTAAAGAACCGATAGCTTGTACTTCAGCTTTAGTTGCATATTCACCTTTAGGTTGATATGTTTCATCAGCAACTGCTTTAGTTACATAATTGACGAGAGCAGCTTCAACTTCTTTAGCTTTAGCATCGGCAGCAGTAGCTTTTTCTTTAGCTTCAGTCACAGCTTCACCAGTTTTAGCTTCAGTTTTAGCTTCTTCAGCAACAGCTTTAGCAGCTTCGATAGCTTGAGCTAATTCATCTTTAGCACCTTTTAAAGCTTCTTTAGTTGCCAATGGTTCTAATGCAGTAGCATCAGCTTTACCTTCGAGAGCAGTATTTGCTTTAGCAGCTTCTTTTGCAGCATCTGCAGCAGCTTGTTTAGCTTCGGCAGCTTCAGTTTTTGTAGCTTTTTCTGCTAATGCCGTATTAACAGCTTCTTGATCTGCCTTGCGGCTTAATGCTTTTTCGTTTTT